TGGTTTTACTAAAAAAACAAAAGTAATTAGTGAACAATATGCTGAATTAAAAGGTTTATTAACAAAAAATAGATTCATAGAAGATTTTATTACAAGTTTAGAAAAATCCAATTCAAAATCGTTTGATGAAGTGAGTACAATTTTAGGTAGGCAAGGTGACGAAACATTAACGAAGGCATTTGACAGGGTTTTAAGTAAAGCGGTGCAAACTCAAGGACGAGAGGGAGGAGTTAAAATTTTACAATTTTGTAAAAAATTAAGTACTATTAATAGTCAATTTGCTGAAGAATTTTATAAATCACAAATAAAAGTGATTGATAAGATTAAAGAAAAATACCCTGGAAATTGGGAGACGTTAGTAAAAACTAATTACGGTGAAAAAATACTTGAAAAATATAAAAAAGGAACTTCTTCTTCATCCTCAAGTTCAAAATTAGATGAATTAGGAATTGCAAATCAGATAAAAAATTATTTAAATCCAAATAGATTTGATAGTTTAAATAAACAAGCTTTTGAAGCTCAATTTGCACTTACAAAAAATAAACTATCTAGTACCAGTGATATATTTTCAAATCAATCTCTACTAAATGATGTATTTGGTGTTATTTTCTCAAAAAACGCAACGGGTGCGCAAATTGAGGAGTTACTTAATGGTATGAGTATCAAAATAGGTTTTAATAAAGAACAACAAGAAGTTTTTGACAAATTATTAAATTATTTTTCTACGGGTAAAAATCCTTCATTTGGAAAATATCAAACACCTTGGTTGAATGATATTGCAAATATGGGTTCAGACGCTTGGAATGGTGTTAGACCTATTGTGGAGCCAGTTGTAAATAAATTAGTTAATAAAGGAATTAAAGTTGTTAAATGGGGACTTATAAGTGTTTCCGTTGTGGTATTTTTATTAATTGTTTTATTACTTGCGGGAATTTCAGCTTTAAGTTCATCGTTAAAAGGTGGAGGAAGTAAAAAAGAAAGAACGTATAAGTCTCAATATGAAGATTAATTAAACTTTTTGAATATTTTATCAAAAACGTTTTTTAAAGTTTTTGAACTTACAATTGTAAGCCCCCATGCCGCAACTCTTTTAGATAACTCCATAATTTCATCATTACTAACAGAATGAGTTGTGGCTATTTGGAGTAAAATCGGAATAATCGGAATTAAAAAAGAATAAGCGATTATTCCTGACATCGTGCTAACAGTAATATTTAAACCACTTAAAAAGTTTAAAAAGGTTGACTTCAAATCCGAAGCTTTTTCTTTGACAATTAAAAAATTGTCATATAGACCCTTTTCTTTCAAAGACTCTTTAATTTTTTTAAAGTTTTCAGCATTTTGAAAAATTACAGAAAAAATGACCCCAATTAAAATTAATGATTTATCAGTTGAACTTAATTCAGGCATTTGACCATCAATTAGTTGACTTAATGGGGTTAAAAAACCACCAATTGCCGAACTCCAAGTTAATAAAAGTTTAAAATCTAAAGAAAGTGAGCCTTTAACATCTTTATAAATTTTATCTACTAAATTTTCAGAATGGTTTTTTACTTTTTCAATATCATTCGCAACAGATTCAATAATCAGTAATTTTCTTTGAGATTCACTTAATATTAATATTGACATATTTATAAATATATGAGTAAAAGAATTAATCCTGAATTAAGTATTGGTGACAGAATAGTTTGTTTAGAAATGGAAGACGAACCAAGATATTTTGGTGCTAAAGGTACAGTTACTGATATTAATACTGGACCTAAATTTATACAATATAGTATTAAGTGGGATGACGGAGGTTCACTTTTTTTACTTGACACTGACTCATGGATATTAGAGAAAGATTTCAAAAATAAACAAAAAATTAATGAAGATTACGGGGTTAATGAACTTGCAATGCACTCAAAAATATTAAAATATTTCAAAATGTTAGAGATAAAAAAATATTTAGATTTATTAAGAGAAGCTAGTATTGTGAATATGTTTGGTTCATCACCATATCTTTATATTGGTGGTAATATCCTTAAAAAAGAACATTACGATTATGAGGGTGAAGATTTTGAAGAGTTGATAGAATTAGCTGAAAATAGTCGAAACATCATGATTCGAGGTGCTATGAATATTCTAGAGGATGAGGGAGAAGAAGTTACTCCTGAAAATGTTAACAAAATTATTAGACGTTATGCTCCAAAAATTTTAAGCTTTTGGATGACTCATTATTGATGAGTTAGAAATATAGGATTTCTTTCTCCAAAATAACCACCAACAATATTATAATAATAGTATTCATAAGATTCTTCCTCGGACATATCTTCCATTAATTTTGTTATAATCTTATCTCGAGAATAAAGAACTCTTGGTTCGTTACCAAATTCTTCAGTAATACCAACAATACAGTCATCAAAACCATCTAATAATATTGCCCCATCAGCTAATTCATTTACATCATGAATTATCATAATTCTGAAAAATTAATACCATTATTATCTTTATCACTCATTTTTAATTTAAAAGTGAATCCTGATGTTATTTTTGTAATTAATTCCCTAACATCTTCAACAGTATCCCATTTAATGGATAGTTCATGTTCAGGAGAATATTCTTCATCGACCAAATAGTTAACAATGGTGCCACTTTGTAAAGTCAAAAAACCGTGAGCGTATCCGTGAGGTACATATAGTACATCACCTTCATTCATCATAAAATCAAAAGTTTTACCATAATTTGGATTTAGCTTATCAATACAAACACAAAAATCTAAAATCCGTCCTTGGATTACTATTACTTGTTTTGATTGAGACTTTGGGTGTTTCTGAAGATGTAATCCTCTAAATACAAAAATATCGTCATTAATACTAATATTTGATTGGACCAATTTATTAGAAAGTTTAATTGGTGTGAAAGAACCTCTATGGTCTTTGAATACTGGTTGTTTACTTAATTCAGGTATCATAATAATAAATTTAATTTAATAATCTTTTTTTGTCAAATGTATATGTCAACATATTTATTGAAAAACCAAATTATGAAAGCATATTTTTTAAACATATCTGAAGAAGAAAAAAAACACATAACTGAAAGACACATTAGTCTTTATGATGGTTATAAAACTTTACAACCAAAAGGGAATAATATGACTCCGTTACAGGTTGAAGATTTGGCTGAAGATAAAAACGGCATTACCGTTTCAAATGAAGGCGAAGTAATGGAGTATAAAAATAAAGATATTAACAAAAAAAAGAAAAAAGTATGTGAATCATGTGGAGGACTTTATGAAGGAAAAATGTGTGAATGTTCTTATAAAGAGATGGAAGAAGAAAAAGAAGAATGTAAAGAATGTGGTAACTCAAATTATACCATGGAAGAAATTCAAGAAAATATTAAAATTAAATCTAAAGCTTCTTTAATATCTGAAGAAATTAATAAATCTTTAAATTGGTTTAATAGATTAAAAAAATATTAAAATGAATTTAGAATTAGTCGATTTTTACTATAATCAAAAAACAAATATGATTGAGGTCGATTTCAGAATTAACGAAGATTCTGAAGATGTAATCAGACATGAAGAATTTGATGTCGACGTAATTTTAGAAACTGGATTTCAGGTAGTTGATTTTGACGAAACTAGTGATTCTTTTTCATCATACGACGATTTAGAAGATTATATTTTTGAAAAAGAAGAACAGGTAATTGAGCCAAAAATAGATGAATACGAACTTAAAAATTTTTTAGTTGAGTACTACTCTAATAATTTAGGTAAATTACCTGATTCTGAAATATTTTAAGGCCCAATACGACTAAACTTGATTACAATACTTTCGTAAGGACCTGAAGAGCCAAAAGCCCATTGACCTGTACTTCTTAAAGTTAAAGACTCTAAACTGTAATCCACAATTTTAAATTTTTTAACAGTACCATCAATATTAAAACTTAATATTTCATCACCACCAGGTGTAACAATATGTGACAAAACGTATTCATCTAACCATAGTGTTTGACCGGTTGTAGTACCAACAGGATTGAAAGCGATTGAAGAATTTGAAATGTGCCATCTTGTAATCCCAACTTCAATAACATCTAAAGGCATTGTACCGTTTGAATTTACATATAAGTCACCAGTGTAGTAATTTTCACCATTTTCAATAGGGTCTTGGTCTGATGATAAAAGAGTTACTCTTTCTACCACATATTCACCACCTAAACTAGTGTATTTGGCATTCCATTCTTCTTTATAACAAGATGTTAAATTCAAAATCATTAAAAAACCAAACAATAACTTTTTCATATATTTTATTTTTTTACAAATATACATATATTTTTCTAATTACAAAAATATTTATAAATTAAAAATGTTGTTTGATTTTGATACCTATATTAATTTGTTAAAAGGTTTTGGACAATCGGATTTAAAAGAACAAGACGCAACAAGTACATCCTCAACTAGTTCGACACCTTCACCTCCGTCAGCCTACCCTACAGTTACAAAATGGGAAACAGGTATTACAAGAGGTAAGGCTAATCAAATTAGTAATACAAAATGGGAGAGTGGTATTACAAGAGGTAAGGCTAATCCTGTAAATAATAAGGAAAAATGGACAACAGGAATAAAAAGAGGAAAGTCTAATACATTATTATGAAAGATATTGAAATAAAAAAAATTTTAAAAAAAATTATATCTGAATCTATTGACCAATCTTTAGTTAATTCAATTATAAAAAAAATAAATAAGGCAACATCCCAGTATGGATGGACGCTTGGTGCGGGCACAGACGAAGACTCATATTTAAGCGCGATACAAGAAATCCCTGACTTTGATACTGCAAATGCGATAAATCAAAAATTTAATTTGAGAAATTCTATTGATGATGAGTTTAATTTTGATAAAGACGACGATTGGGAATATGTAACTAAAATTTTCCAACATATGGAAAGTATTGGTGTTAAAGTTGTAAATCCAAATGACCAAGACACTTTTAATTTTGACTTTTCAAAAAATAGATTACAAACTACACCGGTTAAAACGGATGATAACACACAAGGAGGAGGAACACCTGAAAAAGAACAAGATGTTGTAGTACAAACAGGTAAATGTAAACCAGCACCTTCTTTATCAAGTATATGTTCAGGTAAAGCTTATTTAAAAAATTGTATGAAAGGTGTAAAAGGTTCAAAAGATGACGCCGTTTACAAGGTCCAAGATTTTTTAATTAAAAAAGGTTTTACTAAAATTTCAAAAACAGGTGAGATTGACTCAATTTATGGACCATTGACTAAAGAAATGGTTATACAATATCAAAAGTCAGTAAACATTAAACCAGACGGTATTGCAGGTCCCCAAACTATTTCAACTATGGGTATATGTACTTCTGCGCCTGTTATTGATGATTCATCTGATGGTAATACTATTATTTACCCACCTTACATACCTGATGATAATAGTCAAAATATTCCTGTAATTGATGGGGGTAATGAAGAAGTAACTGTTGAGCAAAATAATTGCATTCCTAAAGATAAAAAAGTAATAAGAGCTTATAATAAAATAAAAGAAGGAATGGAATCTGAAGACCCTTCATTTTTAAGAAGAGAATGTAGGATTTTAATTGATTATCAATTTGACCAAAAGGCTCATTGTGATAATTTAGAAGAACTTATTTGTTTTTGCGGCACTAAAGCAAGTTCGGGAGATGATGGTTATATTTTTATGGGAGATAGGAAAGATAATTTAAAAAAATATGTATCATTATATTGTAAAACAGATTTTGTACAAGGAGCTCAAAATCAAAGTACAATAACAAATAACCCAAATAATCCAATTGTACCTGGATGTCAGACACCTGGTAGTGTGATTGCAATTTTACAAGAAGAGCCTGAAAAATTAAGCAAAGATGATTGTAAAATATTATTTAGAGAAGCGGTTAATTGGTATGATTCATATAAAAAATGTGAAAGAGGGAAACATTCACCAAATCCGGCATATAAAGAACATTGTTTTTCTTGTTTAAACAGATACAATTTTAATTGGAAAGATTTAGGTAGTGGTGAGAACAAAGTTATGAAAATGTATAATTTTAACAAAAGAGAAATTAATAAAAAACAAAGAAGAGAACTACCTAGAATGGAATCAGTTGAAGCTTTAAATACCGCTTTATTATACATGAAATATGATATGAAAAAAACATTAACTGAAAATAAGAATAATTTAAAAAAATGACAAACAAAGAAAAAAAATTAAAAATGTTGTGTGAGAAATTTATTTCTTCTCCACCAAAATATAGAATGAGAATTGTTCTACCTCAAATAATTGAATCAATTAATGAATTAAAGGTTGAAAAAAACATTATGTTAAATGAGGAAGGGATATTGGATAAAATTGGTAGCTGGTTTACAGGTGGAGGAACAGGTGCCAATACTTTATGGGAGACCATGATTGAATATATTTTAGATGGAATGGGTATTGAAGATGGTTTATTAAGAGACGCCTTTACTGTTGTTTTGGCAAATGCAAAATGGACTGAACTTCCTGGTATATTTACAGATTGTCATAAATTAACTGATTTAGTAATTGCCGAATTACCTGAAATTGCCACAAAATATATAAGTAAACAATTTGTTGATGATAATGTATTCACCACTTTTTTAAGAAAATGGCTTATTGATTCCGTATCTGACACAAGTTTTGGTGAAGGTATTAAAAGTACTGTTGACAAATTAGTTTGCGACTCAATGGGATGGGTAGGACAATTATTCGCTAATAAAAATAATGAAGAAGGAAAAAATAGACCATATAGTGATTTTGCAACAAAAAAACCTAAAAAATTTGATTATTAAAAAATTGAAAGGTTGAGAAACCTTCAATATAAACCATATATTTCAAAGGGGGTATTTAAATCTACGATAAAGGTGACGAGAGTCACCTTTATTGTTTTAAAAACTTTGTATGTATTCTTCGTAAATCTTCTTCAATTTTTCAGTTGATGAATCGTAAAATATGTTAGGTTCTGAAGGAAGATTAATAATCTTTAATCCTGATTCATGTAATAATTTATCTCCTTTTTTTAAATTACACGGACTACAACAAGTAACTAAATTAGACCATGTATTCCCACCACCTTTACTTTTAGGAACGATATGGTCAATTGTTAAGTTTTTTTTATTTCCACAATAAACACAAGTATAACCATCTCGTCTCATAATCCTATGACGGTTAACTCTTATTTTTCTAAATTTATATTTAACGTAATTGTTTAAACGAATTATAATAGGTTTATTAATTGAGTATGTACCACAAAATACTAATTCATCAGAACTTTTAACCGCTTCAGCCTTACCTTTATACAATAAATTAAAACCTCTCTTAAAAGAAGTTACATTTATTGGAGAGTAATCGGCGTTAAGTACTAATACGGCATTCATAATATTCACAAAGATAGTAAAAAATAATTTGAATTTCAAAATTTAAATATGATACGGTATTTATAAAATATGGAAAAATCTAAACTAATTACTTTAGCCAAAAAATTAACTAATCGAAAAACATTTGGTAAAACACCAACCGATGTATTTGAAGGTTATATGAGAAGAGACATTTTTATTGAGGTGTTTGATAAAATACCCTCTGAAAGTTTGATTATTTTAATTTTTTTAATTTCAAATGGTAACAAAGATATGTATGATAGTTTGTATGATGAGATTAAACATAATATATTTTCTTTTTCAACAGTTCAAGTAACTCATGATACATTTAGTGAAGATTGTCCAAGTTGTAGCGGTGGTGGTATAGTGGACTGTAGTAATTGTGATGATGGTAAAGTAGAATGTGAAGATTGTGGTGGTGATGGTGAAGACCTTGATGGGAACACTTGTGATAATTGTGGCGGTGAAGGTAATTTTGAGTGTGATTATTGTGGCGGTTCAGGTGAAGAAGAATGTGGACGTTGTGATGGTGACGGAGATATTGAAGATGACGATTATTTTCAGGCCGACCAATATTTTTATTTTTCATACGACCCAAAATTAAGAGGTGTACTAGAACTTATGGAAGAAAAATCTGAAATTGAAAAAATTGACTTTTTAGAGAACAAAAAAACGTTGTTAATTAATATCCAAGATGTAAAAGTTGATAAAGATTCTGATGATATTTACCAAGATGATACTTTTTTTGTAGGTATTAATTTAGACCCTGATTATTACCATCAAGACGAATTAAGAATTATTGATTCAAATTTAGATATTTACGAAACAGTTTAAAATGGTACCCCCGTCTGGACTCGAACCAGAAATAACTGCTTAGAAGGCAGTGGGTATATCCCTTTACCTACAGGGGCAAAAATACTCAATACGTTAAATTTTTTTTACTATATATCTATGACCAGAATCTGAATTCATTTGAAGAATACTTTTAAAATCTTCAGCCTGAGCATTAGTGTCAAATTCAAGAACCTCGTCTTGAGAATTTAAAATGATTACAGGTAATTCTTTATTATCTACTTTTATATATTTTACAATACAGTACATGTTAAAAATGTGTTCCACTATAATTATCCCAAGGGTCTACCTCAAGATTTTTTTTTATAATTATTTTTTTATGAATTTGAACTTCTTTATTGTTAAAATAATCTACATTATTTTTAAATTCTTTCCAATTATCAAAATCTTTCAATTTTTCTAATTGTTCAATTGGCATTGTTATGTATAATTTTTCTTCCATTTTTAACGTGATGGGATAATAAACCACATCAATAAATAAATAGTTAATATTGGAAAAGGGGTAAATAAACAAAATGCAAAAATTACACGTATTAAACTAACATCGATGTTAATAATTTCAGATAAACCACCACAGACCCCACCAATTTTTTTGTTGTATTTTGACCTGTACATAAAACAAAATTAAACATAAAATTTTAAAAAAACAATATTTTAGATTAATAATATATTTATACTATTATGGCACAATTTGGAAACATAACAAATTCAGGAAAAGCAAGAATCTCATCAAAGTACGGACCAAGAAATATTGGTGGGAGGGCTAGTAGAAACCATAAAGGTATTGATATAGCATATCCAAGCGGTACTCAAATAACAAGTCCATTAGACGGGGTTATTGAAAAGGCAAACCCTAAAGCCGGTAACTGCGGTGGACTAATTGTAATCAATCATGGTACATTTAATGGTAAAAATGTTAAATCAAAATATTGTCACGTAAAACGTATTGATGTTGAAAAAGGAAAAGAAGTAAAGAAAGGTCAAGTTGTGGGGCTTTCAGGCGGGGGTTCAAACGACCCAGGAAGAGGAAATTCTATGGGAGCACACATACATTTTGAAATTCTTGAAGACGGTAAAAACGTAAATCCTGAACCTTACTATACAGGTGCTCCAAGTGGACAACAAACTCAACTACCAAGTGAATTTGATAGCGCTCCGGACAAAAATAATTCAGATTCAAATTTAGATATTGATGATGAAGATGATTCAAAAGGGACATTAAATAAATCAAGAGAACAATTTTCTAATCTTATTAAAAAATTATTTGGTGTTGGGCAAGAATCAAATGTTAATCCTGATGTTGTTAATGAAATATTAAGATACAAAGAAATTATTGAGGAGGCAACTCCAACTATAACTAACCAATCCAATAAATGTGCCCCATATAGTGAAGACCAATTACCAATAAAACCTTGTACTGAAAGGCAAGATAAAGGTAATGGTGAAATAAGATTTAAAGGTGGCCCTAATATTATTTCACAAGACCAAGGACCAATTAGTCAAATAGATAAAGGACAATTTTCAGTTGGAATTAAAATAGGTAACACTGAATATTTTTGGAGGGGAGAACTCACTAACAAAAATCAAAATGTTAAAAAAGGTGATATATTAGGTACTACAAGTGATAATCAATTGGTTATAAGAAATTCTTCAAAACAAAATCAAACAAACCAAACACAAATGTCTGGCTCAACTGCATCTAATTCATTTAATAAAGATTATCTGAATGTTGCTAGACAAAATTTCACAGGAGGGCTAGTCCAACAACTTATGCAGGGACAAACTGCGGCACCAACAACCCAAAAAGAATCAATTGAAAAATTAAAACCATTAATCATTAATGATATAAAACTATTTAATAAACTTATAAAATAATGTCAGGATTAGTTGCAAAGGCACCTTTAGGTGGTGATGTTAAAGTAAAAAGAATATCAGGTAAAGGCGCGTTATATGAAATAAAAGACAATCGTGACCATTACGTATATCCTGTATTACCTGGTATTGTAACGGAAATTGACGGTGAAGAAGTTACAATAAACCATGAAAAAATAGTTGAGCAAGATATCACAACAACATATAATATTGATGGTACAATAAAAGTTAGAGAGGGTCAACAAGTTAATCAATCAACCGCTTTAGGTGTTACGGACGATGAAGTTGAATTATTTGTTATTAAAAATGGAAATAAAATTGACGCAATTGATTTTATAGGGACAAAATTTTCAAAGGGTTCAAATTTAGACCCATTAACAAAGGCGAGATGTTTTTTCAAAAATTTAATTTCAGCTCCACACAAAACATTAGGTACCGCAAAAGAAGACGACCCTTGTTGGGAATTATGGAGAAAAGAAAAACAAACTCAAGGGGATACTACAACACCTGAAGACAAAGACGAAAAAACTCCTGACAACCCAAAAACAGATGACCAAAAAAATTTAGATAATCAAAAAGGACTACCAAGCGGAGACCAAAAAGGACTACCAAGCGGAGACCAAAAAGGACTACCAAGCGGAGATAAAGAAAAATCATTTTGGGATGGAATTGCCCAAGACGTTGATTTTGAAGAAATTACAGAGTCGGTTAAAAAACAAAACTTAATTGAAGAAATAACAAGAATTCAAGAATTATTAAAATAATAATTTATTCTTTAACTTTTATAACATTACTTGGATAACTTATATCAGTGGTATCTGAATCATGAACATTTGTGTCTATTATATCCCCGTCCCATATAGAAAAATTACCATCGTCTTCAGCTCTACGATTAATTGGTATGACATTTTTTGATGAATATGATTTTTCTTTATGTTGATAAGTCAAAGTTTGATATACTCTTTCAGACACCTCAATGTCAAACAAATATGTTTCTAATTTAGGTCTTACTAATTCACCTTCAATTTTACCATCTTTAATTGATGTGTAATTTAAATCATACAAAGCAAAAATAAAATCGATGTCTTCATAATCTCCACTACCAAAACCAAACATTCTTATTACATATTCAATACTATGATAAACTTCATCGTCAGATATGTTATAGATTTTAGGATTTTCAGCACCGTCTTCTAATAAAAGTTTATATAAATTGATTATACAAGTTTTCAAAACTTTATCATTGAAATTTTCAAATCTTGAATTGGGCATTATAAGTATTTATTTATAAATATATCATTTAATAATGTTTAACAAAGAACAAGTCAAAAGACTTAAAGATTTATTATCCCAAATGGGGTTTAGTGGTGAGGATATTAAGTCTGAATTGAAAAATTTAAAATCTCATTTAGAAAAATTACCTGAAGAAATTAAATTGTATCGAATTATAAGTGTTGATAATAAAGAAGATATTAATACAAAATTTTTAGGTTCACATTATAGTCACTCTAAAAAAGATTTGATGAGTTCACACAGTTTTACAACTGGTTATGGTGAAAAAAAGTTTTTAATTACTGTTACTGCTAAAAAAAATCAAATCGATTTATTTTCGACTCTTGAAAATAATATTCTTTACCCTAATGAACAAGAAATAACTCTTAAAAATAAAGGTAAAGGAGTTGATATTGTATCTATAAAAGAAATAAAATAAAGGGACTTTGGTCCCTTTATTAAAATGGTGGAGATGCCGGGGGTCGCTAAACATAATAAGTTTCCTTACTAACTGGACTATATCATCACCCTCAAATGTAGGGTGTTGGATTCTTGTGTGGTATTACATTAGAAGCGTCTAAATCCCACTAGTCTCTGCACCTTCCTCTTCCTATGAGGCTCGGCTCAGTATTGTCATCAGCATTACCTGTTAAGAGTTCACTGAATTCTTCCAATTTTTAATAACATATTACTATGTTATGGGTCCAACATTAAACCCGGGTCCAAAAAAGTCTGACATAAAACACTACACGCTTAGGTCATTGTTTTTCTAAACAATCCGAAACTTCACAATTCCCTTATTTTATAGTGGTTCGGTTTACTGAGAACTAATCCTCCACTTTGTTTCTTTTTGGGTAGAAACCACACCACAACTACGACTTCTGTTGCAAGGTTGTATGTCTGCCGACCCCTAGTAGGTTAATCCTAGATTAAGCTACAGATACTTCTTCAGTACGGATTAAACCGATTGTAGAAAGTTTGTTGATAACGTTGCCGTTTATAATTTGAATCAGTTTAGCGGAGTTAATTCAGCTCCGGCATGCGTTTTATGACCAATCCAATCCTGTCAAAGCCAAAAACATCCCCATAAATCAAAGAACTATTGTACAAAGATATAAATATATTCTTAATTACACAAGTATTTATTAAAATAATATGAAACTTTACGAAGCTTTAAAAAAATTTGTTGAGGGTACGGCCGATGATTGGGACGTGAGAAGAAGTGATGATAATGTCAGAATTGGTAAAACAAATCCAAATAATTTAGGTAAATCATTAGTAACATTATCATTTCACGAAGAGGAGTTCGCAAAAATTTTTATGGGAGATGACTCAAGAAATGACAATAATTCCTATTATTTCAATGTCGCCTTTTCAAGATATGGGTATAACGGACATGTTTTTGTTGACCCATATTACCACGGTGAGGAAGAATGGAAGTATGGGACCTGTTGGTATTATTTCAATGAGGATAATAAAAAGTTATTTAAATCAATATTAAAAATTGTAAATCCAAAATTTGTAGATACTTTAGAAGAAGATGGTAGACCTGAAGAAGACGCATTTATATTCATGATTAATAAATATAATAATGAAATTGATACAATTTGTTATGAATATTCTGAACTTTATGATGAAGCGTTAGTTGTTGGTTTAAGACAATATATTTTGAATAAAACTTGTGATAAATTTTCACAGTTTGGGATTTATGAAAAGAATTGTGCTCATAATTATTACACAACAGTTTCATTATTACTTTCATTATGGAAAATGACTCAAACAGATGAAGACGAAAATGTTTTGGATTTATTACACAATTTGGCGGTACAAAATGATTTAATAATTGATGAAGATTTATGGGAAGATTATTATTCTTATTTTGATGATAAAAATTTTAATTCCGAGTCATTTAATTCGACTGTAGAAAGACAACTTGAAAAAATAAAAGAAAAGGTTGAAGAAGAATTAGAAGAAGGAACATTAGAGGAAACTATTAGAATACACAACGAAATATCAAAATTAGACTATAAATTTGGACAGTGGTACTCATTACCTGAAAAAAAATATTTTAATAAATCAACAAATAAAAAAGAGAGATTTAAATTAGAAAATATAATTGCGGGTAAAATAGTATTATTAAGGACAAACCCAACTGAAGGAATGATAAACTCTACAATGACTTTAGAAGAATTTTTTAATTATTTATATCATCCGGAATTGTTTGAATCAAAAAAATGATTATCTTTGTCCTTATGGATAAAAATATAGAATTTCTTAAAACGGTATTATCAATCCCAACTCACACCTATCAAGAAGATAGAATGATTGATTTTTTGATTGATTATTTGAGTGAAAAAAAATACTCATTTAAAATTGATGAGTTAGGTAACATTTACGTAACAAAAGGCCAAGTTTTAGATGGTGAATATTATCCATGTGTTGTTGCTCATACCGACACTGTTCACCCTATTGACACCATAAACATTAGAGAAGAGCAACTAAAAGACTCTAAAGGAAATCTAAATTTTAGTTTAAAAGCGTACAATGATGATGGTGAACCTACAGGTATTGGTGGTGATGATAAGTGTGGCGTGTTTGCTTGTCTACAACTTTTAGAAGAATTTGATGTATTAAAGGTTGCATTTTTTGTCTCCGAAGAAATTGGATGTATTGGTTCAAAACAGGCCGACCCCGTATTTTTCAATGATGTGGGTTACGCAATTCAGTTTGACGCACCTGACGATTATATGGTTACAGAATATTGTTTTGGGGTTAAAATGTTTGAAACCGATTCTTTGTTTCACACCACAGCGAAAACAGTATTGAATGAAAATATGTTATCTGAACCAAGATTTATGCAACATCCTTATACTGATATTTGGCAGTTAAAACAAAAATTTGATTTTTCATGTATCAACCTTTCAGTAGGTTATCATTCTTATCATACAAAACACGAGTATGTTGTTGTTGATGAAGTCTTTGCAGGTATTGAATCAGGGAAACAATTAATTCAAGAATTAGGTAACAAAAAATACGTTTATAAACACGTACCCCGAGATTTAAACAGACATTTTTTTAATTAAAAAAAGAGGGGGATTTTATTCCCCCTTTTTCTTTCTACTCTTTTTTGGTTTGTCATTTTTTGTTAAAATGACCTCCTCATCTTTCATTGAAATAGTATAAGGAGTATCGATTTCAATATTATTCTTTAATACCTCATCCGATACAAAATCTTCAATTTTTTCTTGTATTGCTCTTTTTAATGGTCTTGCTCCGTAAACTTCGTCAAAACCAACTTTAGAAATATATTCAATAACACTACTATCAAAATTAATTTTATAACCTAACAAATCTAATCTATTTTTTAATTTTGAAATTTCAACGTCAACAATTTTTTGAATATCATTATCCTGTAATGTGTTGAAAACAATAATTTCATCTAATCTATTAATAAATTCAGGTGCGAAATAATTTTTAAGTTCTTTGGTTAAAACACCTTTTTTCGCTTCTTCATTTTTATAAACATTATTTGAAGTTCCAAAACCAATACCTGAACCAAATTCTTGTAATTTTTTAACCCCAATATTTGAAGTCATAATTATTAAACAGTTTTTGAAATTTATTTTTCTTCCAAAACTATCTGTCATGTAACCTTCATCTAATAATTGAAGTAATGCTGAAAAAATGTCTTTATGTGCTTTTTCAACCTCATCAAATAATACTACAGAATATGGTTTTGTTTTAACTTGTTCAGTAAGTTGACCACCTTCATCATACCCAATGTAACCTGGAGGAGAACCTATTAAACGAGATACAGAGTGTTTTTCTTGGAATTCACTCATATCAACTCTAATTAAATTATCCTCACTTCCAAATATTTGTTTGGCAAGTTCTTTGGCTAATAAAGTTTTACCAACACCTGTTGAACCCAAGAAAATAAATGAACCAATTGGTTTGTTTGGGTCTTTAATACCAAGACGATTTCTTCTTATTGATTTGGCAATTTTAATAATTGCATCTTTTTGACCGACAACTGATTTATTTAATTCTTCTTCTAAATTAATTAATACGTTTTTGTCATCTAAAGTAAGTTTTGTAAGTGGAATTTTAGTCATAGTTGAAACAACGTCATAAACTAATTCTTCAGCGACTTCTTTTCTATTATTCAACAAATCTTCTTCAAATAATTTTTTTTCAACTTCTAATTGTTGTAAAACTTTCTTTTCTTTATCTCTTAAATTTGCAGCCTCTTCGTATTTTTGTTTTTTTACAACTATAAGTTTTTGTTGTTTAATTTCGTAAGCTTCTTTTTTTAACTCCTCAATTATTTCAGGATTCTTTACATCAACTTGAGCTCTTGCTCCAACCTCATCTAAAATATCAAATGCTTTATCAGGGAATTCTCTATCCGTAATATATCTCTCGGCTAAATCCACACAAATTTGAAGAATATTATCCGTGTAAATTACTTTGTGGTAATTCTCATATTTTTCTTTAACATTTTTTAAAATTTGAAGTGTCTCCTCTTTTGTTGACGGACTAACAATTACTTTTTGAAATCTTCTATCTAAAGCCCCATCCTTTTCAATTTGTTTTTTGTACTCATCTAAAGTTGTTGCTCCAATACATTGAATTTCTCCTCTTGAGAGGGCTGGTTTTAAAATGTTTGATGCGTCAAGGGAACCTGAAGCATTACCTGCCCCAACAATTGTATGGATTTCATCAATAAAGAGAATAACATTAGGATTAGTTTGAATTTCTTCTAAAATTACTTTCAACCTTTCTTCAAACTGTCCACGATATTTTGTACCGGCAACAATTGAATTCATCTCTAAAGACAATATTCTTTTATCTAACAAATTTCTTGGACAATCTCCTTCAAATATTTTCATAGCCAACCCTTCTACTATTGCGGTTTTACCACAACCTGGCTCACCAATGATTATTGGATTGTTTTTCTTTCTACGAGATAATATTTGAGCTATTCTTATAATTTCATTCTCTCTACCAACAACAGGGTCAAGTTTACCTTCTTCGGCTAATTTGATAAGGTCTCTACTAAAATTATCTAAAACAGGGGTAGTACTGTTTGATTCTACTTTTTTGGGAAGTTTCATCCCGTCATCTACTGAATCTGTCATAAAGTTTTTTTTATAAGGTTAACTATATTTTGTTTAAAATTCAATAATTATATTGTATGATTTAAAAAAAAGAATTTATGGGTATCAAAAGTGAAAAAATTATAGGAGAAAAAATTATTTGTGAAATTGAATCAACTAATTTAGTTAAGACAGACTATGACACAATTACTAAAAAATTAATTGTTGATTTTAAAAATGGAATGTCATATGAATACGAGGATGTTCCACATCAATTATACACGCAATTTAGAATGGCCGAATCACAAGGAAGTTTTTTTAGTAAAAACATTGCTAAAAAATTCAAATACAAAAAATTGTAAAATTTTAAGTATTTATTATTTGTGAAACTAGATGACGAAATATTAAAAAGTTTTAGTGTTAAAGATGAACTTTGTCCTGACATTTGGGAAACAAAGGGAGACACAGTAAAATTAAAAAAAATTGTCAGAACAAAGTTACTACAAATAGCAGAGTTATTTAGAGAATTTGTAGGTATAGATTTTTTTGTTGATGATATTGTTTTAATGGGTTCTTTGGTGAATTATAATTGGTCAAAATTTTCAGACGCCGATTTACACATTGTGGTTGACTTTAATGAGTTTGACCAAGATAAACTAGACATATATCAAGAGTTGTTTGAAGTTAAAAAGAAAATTTTCGCACAATTGCATGATATTACTATATACGGTTTTGATGTAGAACTTTATATACAGGACAAAAAAATAGAAGCTTTCAGTTCAGGAGTATATTCTGTATTGAACGATGAATGGGTTTCTTTTCCAAAAAAAGAAAAAATAGATGTCGACAAAAAACTCTTAAAAGAAAAAATTTCGCAGTGGGTAAATATAATTAATGGTGTTGAAGACATTGTAAAAGATTTGGACTATGAAGAGGCTATTGAACTTATTAAAAGTTATAAGAAAAAATTAAAAAAATATAGAACTTGTGGTTTAGAAAAAGGAGGCGAATTTTCATATGAAAATATTGTATTTAAGTACCTTCGTCGTTCAGGACATATTGGTAAATTACACAATTTACAATCTAAAATAGAGGACAAAGAGATGAGCCTCAAAGAAAATTTAAAAAATTATTAAATTTACATTTTTCAAAGTATTTATTTAGAAAACACTAAATAAAGCCGCATTTATATGCGTTATTAAAAAAAAAGAAACATGAGTAAATTAAAACCTGTAGGTAGCGAAAAATTAGAAGGTACGGATAAAATTCGCCGTATCATGGAAATCGCTAGGTATAAAGAAGTAATTCCACAATCTATTAATGAAACATCTTCTCGTGATTATCAAGTTGTTTTGGCGGATGGTGTTACATACTCAATTGAAAAAGAAAAACTTGGATATGTAATTAAGAAAAAAATTAACGAAAATTTCGAATACATTGACTCTATGAAGAATAGAAGTCATTATAAAGCGTATTCACAAGCGTTAAAAAGATTAAATCTTATTGCCAAAGAAGTTAACGCTTTAAACGAGGTTGAAGAAAATATTTCGTTATTTAATGAGGATAAAAAATATTTACTTAAAACTCCTAAACCAAAAATGGAAGACGAGCCGCAAGGACCCGCACCTATGGGACCACCATCGGCTCAAGCTCCGGCTCCTCCAGTAGAAACACCTCCTATGGGTTCAGATATGCCAGATATGGGAAGTGAAGACATGGGAAGTGAAGACATGGGTTCAGATATGCCTGAAATGGGAAGTGAAGACATGGGTTCAGATATGCCTGAAATGGGGGAAGATGAGGGAACTTCATTTAAAGATATCCAAAAACTTACAGGAAAATTATCTCAAAAAATAAGAGAAATTGAAGATGAACAACCTTTAACAGGTAAAGATGTTAAGTATGTTATAAACTCAATATTATCAGCATTAAATCTTGAAGAACTTTCTACCGACGATAAAGAAGAAATAGTCTCAAGATTTGAAGAAGATGAGGAAGGAATGCCAAGTGACGATATAGATTTTTCATCAAGTGAAGAAGATTTGGGACCCGATACAAGTTCTGAAGATGAAGAACCAAAAGGTGAAATGGGAGAATCTATGCCAACTCATAAATCTTCAATTGCTTCAAATACTACAGAAATGTATGATATGAATGAATCAAAGGTTGAAAACATTTTGAAAAGTTACTTCTTTGAGTCTACAGATGAGAAAGAATATAAGAAAAATAGATATTCATATGTGACTAATTTTGCGGTTACTAAAAAACAAGCAAATATCGCTAAAAATTTAATGGAGGCGGCTCCAAGTTTACAATTTGTTGGTAGAACAACAAGAAAAAATTTAATATTTGAAAATAACGGACAACAACTAAAGATTACACCTAACGGTAATATTTTATGAGTTTTTTAGTTTTTATAAATGGTCTTGGACCAAATTATAAAGGGGAAATGAGATATGAATTCATTTTCTCTAAAAATTTAGAAGTGTGGGGAGAAGATTGGGAACATGAACCGGCTAACACATACCCAAAACCACCTGAACTTGAGGACATACATAGTGTTGGGGTTTTATCTGAAGGAGGAATAGAATTAGAACTAATACAAAATTCAGATTATTTCTCAATGAAAGATGCGGTGGACGGTGTTGTCTGTTTAGGATGGGAAAGTGATAAAGAAAAAGATGAGAGACTAGTCTTTAGATTTGGTGAGAAAGAAGAAGAAACAAAAAATAAATTATATTCCCACGACATAATCTTGGGATTTGAAAAAGTACTGTAAAATGAGTTTAGTAAACAAAAAACAAGTATTAACAAAAATGGGATTCAGTCCAAAAACATTATCTCTTATGACTGAATCTGAAATCTCAAAATTATTCAAAACATTTTTAATTGAAACAAAAAAAGAACCTAAAGAATCAATCATGGTCAAAGACCCTAAAAAAGCTTTAGAAATGCAAAAATTAGACCCTAATGCAAAAATAGAAGTAGTTGAGAAAAAACAAACAAAGAAAAAAAATCCTTGGGCTATTTGTACTTCAGTAATGGGTGCCGAATTTGGTACAAAAGAAAGAAGTGAATGGTCAAAAAAACAAATGGACAAATATGAAAAATGTGTTGTTGGTGTTAAAAAATCAATTAAAGAAGGTAAAAATCCTTTAGAAGTTTTGTTAGAGAACAAATTTAGAAGTATTATTGTGGAAAATTTAAAACCACAAATTACAAAGGCTGACATTATGAAAATGATTTTTGAAGATATGGAAATGGCTGACCCAGCGGTTAAACCAAAACCTGGAGTAAAACCCGACACTGATACTGATTACGACCCATTTGATGACCCAGACACAGATGACCAACCTGAAGCTAGTTCACCCGAACCAAAAACAAAACCTAAAGTAGAACCCGACACTGATACTGATTACGACCCATTTGATGACCCAGACACAGATGACCAACCTGAAGCAGGGCTTAGAGGATTACAAAGTTTTATGTCAGCAGTTAAACGTATGGGAATGTTAAAAGAATAATATAATGAATAAGAAAAAACTATTAATAGAAAGGGTAAAAAAACTATTAAATGAGGCACCACCTATGAGTTTTGACCCTGAATTAGGAGGTGCAAGACCAAGTAAAGATTTACAATCAAAAATCGAAGGTGGTAAATTACCATTGAGTAAATTTGGATTAACCCAAGCTCAAGTTGATTTCTTTACATCACAGGCATTTAAAGAGTCTGTTCTAAATTTAGAGAGATTAATGGATAGAAGTTCAGGTGTTATCCCTAGATTAACAAGAGGTAATCAAAATTTAAAAAGAGATGCTCAAACAGCATTTAGAGAACTTTATTCATTAGTAAATGAGATTTTAGGAGAATTAATACAATTACAAAGTCGAAATCAAAGTGAGTTAGAAGAAATCGCTACAGAGTCTGTAGAAAAAGCTATGGGTATTGACAGAGCGTTTTTTGACAAAAAATTAAAACTTGATGGTAAATTCACCCAAGGGTTTTTAAGTCAATTACAAGGAATGAAGGCTAAAGTTCAAAAAATTTCTGATGAAGAAATCATGAAAAAGTTTTCAAGTATTGACAAACAAAAACAAGAACAACTTGAACAAATGAAAGAAGAGTTTGAAAGTATGGGGGTTGAATTTGATGAAGAGCAAGCTAAAAAAGCAATTGAATCTAATTTTAAAATATCTCCCGAAACTGCAATGGAAGCTAAAAAATCTTTTTCAGATGAAGTTTCAAGAAGAATGATTATTAATTTATTTAGACGTGGTATGGCATTATATTATGCAAATGCTTACGAGATATGTAGAGATAAAATTGAGGAATTACCAGGTGGAGAAAGAATAATGGAGTTATCAAACGTATTACAACCTATAATGTTACATATGTATTGGTTATTTCCAGATATCGGTTCAATTGGCACATCTGGAGGAGGACAAATTGGACAAATTGAAGTTTTACCGCCAAATAAGTCACAAGGTATGAGTAGTAACAATGGTGAAGATGATGACGACGAAGATTATGAAGAAACTGAAAAACAAGAAGAAGTTCCTGTTCAACAACCTTCATCACCACAACCAAGCGGTCCATTTATTATAAAGGCAAGAGCAATGACATTACCTTTACTTATTCATGAATTAGTTAAGGGTGTTGCAATGTTTTTTACATCTGCAGGAGGAGAACAAGGTGAAAAAGGTAGAATTGCAAAACAACAAGCAAGTTCTTTAGAAATAGAAGCTTATGACTTGGTATATGGTGAAAAGTTTTATATTGAATTTTATAAGATTTTTAATAGGTTAGTTGAAGACAAACAAGAACAAAGAGATTTGACTCCATTTGTTCTTAAATTATTATCGGAGGAAAAATATGATGTTTTGGTAGAATTGGCTAAATCATTATTTACTTTGGGATTAACTGACCAAAATTTTGCTGAAAATTTTATTACACAATTAGTTGAAAAATCAAGAAAATTAGTTAAAAAAATACAACAAAATCCTACATACAGGGAAAAGAAAAAATATGGAGACGAACAATTTGATGATGAAGATTTTTTATCAGGATTAGGATTCTAAAAAAAATTAAAAACCCCTCAAAAGAGGGGTTTCTTATTTAAAATCATTTCAGATATTTATTAATATGAATTTAACTAAAGAACAAGTTTTTTTAGAATATGCAAAGTGTATGAAATCAACACCATATGCTTTAAAAACATATTTACAAACTTATGACAATACTGTCCAAAAATATGTACCATTAGAGTTATTTCCTGACCAAGTAGGTTTAGTGAATGATTATGAACAATACAATGAAAATATTGCATTAAAATATCGACAGGCTGGTGTGTCTACAGTTACAGCGGCTTGGTCATCAAAAAAATTAGTATTTGCTTCAAAAAACAAACCTGAAAAAATATTGATTATTGCAAACAAATTAGATACTGCGGTCGAAGTTGCAAATAAAATTAGAAGTTTTACAGAACAATGGCCATCTTGGGTTGGAGTTACATTTTCTTCTGAAAAAAATTCACAACGACATTTTAAATTAACAAATGGGTGTGAAGTTAAAGCGGTGGCAACCTCAAAAGATGCATTACGTGGTTATACCCCAACAATATTAATCTTTGATGAAGCTGCGTATATTGAAGCTGACGAAGATTTTTGGGCTGCTTGTATGGCCTCATTATCCACCGGAGGTAAGGTTATTGTGGTATCAACACCAAATGGTTATGACCCAATTTATTATGAAATTTATGACCAAGCTTTAAAAGGAATGAATGAGTTTAAAATTTCTGAAATGGTTTGGTGGAAAGACCCGAGATATTCAAAGGATTTACAACTTATAAACGTTAAAGATATTATTCATTATTATTTAAACAGAAATGAATATCAAAATGTTGAAATTATAACTACAAGTGATAATAAAAATTTTGAAGAAATTAAAAATTACATCAACCAAGGATATAAACCAAGCTCTTCTTGGTACGAATCGATGGTTAAAAAATTAAAGTATGATAGACGTAAAGTTAATCAGGAATTAGAGTGTGCATTTTTAGGTTCGGGGGATAACGTTATTGATTCTAACATTATTGAAAACATAAAAAATACAATGATTAAGGAACCTGTAAATAAAATGATAGGCGGGTCATTGTGGATATGGAAGGAACCTGAAGTTGGTCACAAATACATAATGGGCGTTGACGTTTCAAGAGGAGATAGT